AACCCGATGCCTTTATTGTAGAGAAGAAGAGTTCTGGTGTAGCCTTATACCAAGAGATGAGACGTATGGGCCTACCTGTGCAAGAATTTACCCCTCATAGGGGTAGTGGTGATAAGCTAGCGCGATTAAACTCTGTTGCTGATATTGTAGCGTCAGGACTCTGTTGGATGCCTGAGACACGTTGGGCTGAAGAAGTGATAGAAGAGATAGCTGGCTTCCCTTTCGCAAGTAACGATGACCTAGTTGATGCGACAGTTATGGCCCTGATGAGATTTAGGAGCGGCGGGTTCATACGCCTACCAAGTGACGAGCCAGAAGAGGTTAAATACTTTAAAGGCAACCGAACAAACCGATATTATTGAGAGCATAAAATATGGCAATCGAGAAAGGGTTATACGCTGCACCAGAAGGGATAGACGAAGAACTGGAGCGTGAGGAACAAGAAGAGCTAGGCATGGAGATCATGGAGAGCGAAGACCTAGAAGCAGCAGATGAGGTGCTTTTACCTGACGGTAGTATAGAAATAACACTTATCGCTGAGATTGATGCCGCTGACATGATGGAGTTTGACGGCAACCTTGCTGAAGCTCTAGATGACGGCGAACTACAAGGGCTAGCAGAAGAGCTTGTAGGACATGTGGACGCTGATATAGAAAGTAGAAAAGATTGGGCAGATACATTCGTTAAGGGATTAGATGTACTTGGGTTCAAGTATGAGGAACGTACTGAACCTTGGGAAGGTGCTTGTGGCGTGTATTCCACAGTACTTGCTGAAGCCGCCATACGGTTCCAAGCAGAGACAATGAGCGAGACGTTCCCAGCGGCTGGCCCAGTACGTGTAAAGATATTAGGGGAAGAGACAACAGACAAAGCCGAAGCCGCCGAGCGGGTAAAGGCGGACATGAATTATGAGTTGACGGAGCGGATGGTCGAGTACCGTCCTGAGCACGAACGGATGCTCTACAGCCTAGGGCTGGCGGGGTCTGCGTTCAAGAAGGTATATTACGATCCGAGTCTGGGCCGTCAGGTAGCCATCTACATACCCGCAGAAGATGTCATCGTCCCTTACGGTGCGTCACATATAGAGACGGCTGAACGTGTTACCCACGTGATGCGTAAGACTAAGAATGAGTTAAAGAAGCTCCAATCTATGGGGTTTTATCGTGACGTTGACTTAGGTGATCCAGAACCCTACCACACAGATATAGAGAAGCGTAAAGCTGAAGAAGGTGGGTACTCTATAACCGATGATGATCGGTACGCTATCTTTGAGATACACGCAGACATCATCATTCCCGGTATTGACGAGGACGAAGAAGAGATCGCCAAGCCCTATGTGGTGACTATTGAGCGCGGTACAAACAACGTCTTAGCTATCCGTAGAAATTGGCAGGAAGAAGATTCTCTTTTCCTTAAGCGGAACCATTTTGTTCACTACGTGTATGTACCGGGATTTGGATTCTATGGGCTTGGCCTGATCCATATTATTGGAGGTTATGCTAAAGCCGGTACGTCTATTATACGGCAGCTTGTAGATGCAGGTACGTTGTCTAATCTTCCGGGCGGGTTAAAGTCTCGGGGACTACGTATTAAAGGAGATGACACTCCTATTGAGCCGGGAGAGTGGAAAGACGTTGATGTACCCTCTGGCGCTATCCGTGACAACATTATGCCGCTCCCTTATAAGGAGCCAAGCCAAACACTGTTAGCCCTACTTAACCAGATAACAACTGAGGGTAAGAGGTTAGGTGCTATTAGTGATATGAACATTTCTGATATGTCAGCTAACGCCCCTGTAGGGACAACGCTGGCACTGTTAGAACGTACCTTAAAGCCAATGGCTGCGGTACAAGCACGTGTTCACTACGCCATGAAGCAGGAGTTTAAACTCCTCAAGGCGATTATGGCTGAGTACGCAACTACGGAGTACGACTATATCCCCGAGCGGGGGGAAGTAAGTGCCCGTGTATCAGATTACATGATGGTAGAAGTTATCCCTGTCAGTGATCCGAATAGCTCTACAATGGCCCAACGGGTAGTACAGTACCAAGCTGTACTTCAAATGAGCCAATCAGCACCTCAGATATACGACCTTCCGCAGTTACATCGACAGATGATCGAGGTATTAGGGGTTAAGAACGCTGATAAGCTCGTACCTGTTGAGGATGACCTGAAACCAATCGACCCTGTGAGCGAGAATATGAACGCGTTAACAGGTACTCCTATCAAGGCGTTTATTCATCAGGATCATACAGCGCATATCGCTACCCATCAGTCGTTTATGCAAGACCCGATGGTAGCGCAGATGATCGGTCAGAACCCGCAGGGTCAAGCTATTATGGCGGCACTACAGGCTCATTTGTTTGAGCATTTAGGGTTCCAGTACCGCACACAGATAGAAGAACAGCTTGGAGTGCAGTTACCCGCGTTTGGTAAAGAGCTACCTGAAGAAGTAGAAGTAACACTGGCGAAACTGATGGCCCAAGCGGGTACACAGTTAAGCCAAGCAAACCAGCAGAAACAAGCTCAACAGCAATCTCAGAAACAAGCTGAAGACCCTATATTCCAGTTACAACAAAAGGAAGTAGCGATCAAAGAGCAGGAAGTACAGCGTAAGGCCGCTAAAGATGCAGGAGATATGCAGATACGAACGGCTGAACAAGAACGCATCGCGCAGAAAGAAGCGATTGATGCCGCAATTAAGACTAAACAGCTAGGACTAGATACCCAAGAACTGGAGCTTGACGCACAGAAAGAGGGACTACGTATGGCTACGCAGACAACGAAAGACCAAGACAAACTCAGTCTAGAGCTATTAAGACTTATGGATCAACAAGAGAAGAGTGAATAATGGCTAAAACCGTCTTAGACGTGCTTAAAGAAAAGATCGAGGACGATAGAGCCTCTGCACTACAGTTTCTGGGTAATGGGGGAGCTAAAGATTTTGCCTCATACAAAGAAGTTACAGGTATGGTTCGGGGTCTCGAAACCTGTATGAACTACGTAGAAGACCTCTCGCGCAATATGGATAACGATGATGACGAAGACTGAGAAAGTAGTAGAGCTAACCGCAGAAGAGGTTGAGGCACAATTGCCGACACCTGTAGGGTACAGAGTACTTGTAGCGTTACCGCAAGTAGAGGAAACCTTTGGGGATACTGGGCTAATTAAGTCTACTACAACCAAAAGCCAAGAACATATTATGTCAATAATAGGCTTAGTGTTAGATATGGGTGAGCAAGCCTATTCTGACGAGGAACGGTTTCCAACAGGCCCGTGGTGTAAGGCGGGCGACTATGTAATGTTCCGTATGAATACAGGCACAAGATTTAGGGTAGGCGGGGTAGAGTATCGTTTAATGAACGACGATTCTATAGAAGCCATAGTAGCCGATCCACACGGTATAACCCGCGCATAGGAGCCAATCATGGGATTTGAAAAAGTAGAGTTTGAGTTTCCTAACGAAGACGAGATTAGCACAGAGATTGAGATAGAAGGCTCTAGTGCGACTAGCCCATTCGATGAACCGGAAGAGGAGGTTTCACGTGAAACAAAAGATGAAGACTTGGGTGGTGACGAAGATGACGATGTTGAAGTCGAAGTTATTGACGATACTCCGCAAGCTGATCGAGGGCGTACAGCGGCTGAACCGCCAGAGGATGTTACTGACGAAGAGCTTGAGGACTATAGTGACAAAGTTCGTAAGCGGATTAAACATTTCAGCAAGGGTTACCACGATGAACGCCGAGCTAAAGAAGCTGCTGAACGAGAGCGTCAAGAGCTTGAGCAAGTGGCGCAACGCCTTATCGCAGAGAATAAAGACCTTAAAGGAACGGTGGGCAGGAACCAAGAAGCCCTCCTAGAGCAAGCCAAGCGTACTGCGGCAGGAGAGATGATCCTAGCTAAACGCGCATATAAAGCGGCTTACGAGGAAGGCGACTCAGATAAGCTAGTCGAAGCGCAAGAAAAGATGACTAATGCTAAGTTTAAAGCAGATAAATTGTCTGACCTACGCCCAGAGGCTTTACAATCTCAAGGAACTCCTGTAAAAACGGAGGAAACAGAGGAATCTTTCACCCCAGCACCTATTATAGATGAAAGAGCCAGCAGTTGGGCAGACACCAACAAGTGGTTTGGACAAGATGACGAAATGACAAGTTTCGCGCTGGGGTTGCATAATAAACTTGTCAAGGAAGGGGCTAACCCCCAGACCGATGAATACTACGAGAAGATTGATGCTCGTATGCGACAAATATTCCCCGATGAATTTGGGGAGGTTGAGGTAGAAGTTGAGCAACGTAAGAAACGAACAAATGTGGTTGCCCCCGCAACGCGGAGCACAGCACCTAGAAAGATTAGGTTAACGGCATCCCAATTGGCAGTTTCTAAACGCCTTGGACTTACACCAAAACAATACGCCGAACAGGTTGCTATAGACATGAGGAAACAATAATGGCTCAAAATAGAATTGATCGTGAACAGACAACTCGGGAAAAGACAGTCCGTAAAAAAGGATGGCAGAGGCCAGAAGTATTGCCCTCACCTAATCCAGAAGATGGATATGACTTTAAGTGGGTTCGTGTGAGCACTCAAGGAACTGTCGATGCTACTAATGTTTCGTCCAAACTCCGTGAAGGCTGGGAGCCTGTAAAGGCAGATGATCATCCAGAGATTACAATGGTCACCGTTGAGAACGAGCGGTTTAAAGACAATGTTGTAATTGGTGGTCTTATGCTATGCAAAGCCCCCAAAGAATTATCATCAGAACGCAACGAATATTACGAGCACCAAACTGATGCTCAGATAACTTCTGTAGATAACAGCCTCATGCGAGAGAACGACCCTCGTATGCCTCTATTTAATGAGCGAAAAACGAAGGTCACTTTTGGTAAAGGAACTTAAACTTATTTGAGGAATTTCTAATGGCTTTAACTGCCGCACCATACGGGCTACGTCCCGTAAAACGTGCTGATGGTCTGCCTTACGCAGGTGCTACTACTCAGTACTTGATTGATCCTGCCGGTGAAGGTACTAATATCTTCTACGGTCAGGCTGTATTTATCGGAGCCGACGGCTACGTTGCCCTTGTCACCGGAACTGGCGCTAACTCTGGTAACCAAGCATTTCCTGTAGCTAACAGCTTTACAGGCGCTGTCGGTGTATTTGTTGGATGTGAGTATGTAAACGCTCAAGGTCAAGTGATCTTTGGTCAATACTACCCGTCTGGCACTACTGGCGTTGTCAAAGCATACGTTGTAGACGATCCAAATGTATTGTTCCAAGTTCAACTGGACGGCGCTGCTGCTCAAGCTGACTTAGGTGCTAATACGTTCTTTGCTGCTGCTCAGTCTACCAATACGGGTTCTACCCAAACTGGTAACTCTACTAGCGCAATGGATGCAACGGTTGTACAAACGACTGCGGCATTTAGGATTGTGTCTGCTGTTTCACCCATGACCGATGCGTTTCCTGACGTTCTTGTTCGATTTAATATCGGATATAGTAGCGCCACTAATGCCGTTGGCTTGTAAGGAGAATAGTTAATGGCTATTTCAAGAGCACAATTACTTAAAGAACTTCTTCCCGGCCTAAACGCATTGTTTGGTTTAGAGTACGCGAAGTACAGCGAAGAAACTAAGGAGATTTTTGATACAGAATCTTCTGATCGTTCCTTTGAAGAAGAAACTAAACTTTCTGGCTTTCAGTCTGCACCTGTTAAAAACGAAGGCTCTGCCATCGAATATGACAATGCACAGGAAGCATGGAGCGCCCGATACACGCACGAAACCATCGCAATGGGATTCTCAATTACTGAGGAAGCTATTGAAGATAACTTGTATGACTCTTTGTCTGCACGTTAT